GGCTTTCAACCTTAATGGTTTTAACTTTAACCAGTCCATCGTTGACGCAAACGGCAAAGTCGTTCCAACTTGGGCTGACGTTGTAAACAGAGCTAACTTAGGCTTTGAAGTTATGCACGAGCGTAACGCACACAACTTCCCACTCGACTTAGCATCAGCTGAGTCTACAAACGTAGCACTAACTGCACCACAAATAGGCTAACTCTACGTCCGTTCATCGCATCTGCGACGCATGCAATCAAGTCATGGAACGGGGGCTTGGTATCGGAGGAAGCTATGACAGTAACTTACGTTTACCGTGGTGTTACATATACTAAAATTGTTAAGTAATGGCACAACAAAGCTCAGCTAATCGTGCTTTTGTTACCTCATACAGACTTGAGGAAAAGAAGAAGCCCGAAGCTAAAACTGAAGAAAAGAAAAAGGATGCTCAACTAGAGACTCCTTCTTTCTAACAGCATGGGGAGCACCTCAGAGTCGGACTCCCCTGCCCTTGGCACAAGCCTCTACGGAGACACCTTGAGCCGTCTAGACGGTGGGATAGACCACAAAAATCTCGAGAAAAATTTGTACAAAGAAATATCAATCCTTAATTTTTAACTGAAAACAATGGCTGTTTCACAACAGAGCACAGGCAATCCTTCAAGTATAACCTTTGCCGGTGCTGACAATGGTGCCTCTACTACTACCGCAGCTAGAAGAGCACTTTATTTAAAATTGTTTTCCGGAGAATTGTTCAAAGGCTTCCAGCGTAACACAATCGCCCGTGATCTAATCACAAAAAGAACCCTTAAGAATGGTCGCTCAATGCAGTTCATCTTCACAGGTAGAACAAAGAGTGAGTACCACATTCCCGGAAACAACATACTGGGTAACACCGACGGTGCACCTCCAGTAGCAGAGGTAACAATCGAGTGCGATGACCTCTTAATCTCAAGTGCTTTCGTTTATGAACTAGATGAGACACTTGCACACTACGACTTACGTGGAGAAATTTCTCGTAAGATCGGATATGCACTAGCAGAAAACTATGATAGACGTATCTTCAGAGCTATCACTAAGGCTGCTAGATCCGCTGGTCCTATCACAAAGACAGGCTTTGTAGAACCCGGTGGAACACAGATCAGAGTTGGTGGTAACAACCAAGCTTCTGACGCATACGTTGCTAACAACCTCGTTAACGCTTTCTATGATGCAGCTGCTGCACTCGATGAGAAAGGCGTATCTGGCGAAGGTAGAGTAGCCGTATTGAACCCAAGACAGTACTACGAGCTTATTCAGGCTGTAGGTGGATCAGGTTCAGGTGCTTATCTAATCAACAGAGATGAGCAAGGTGACGCATTACAGTCAGGTAATGGCATCATCGAGATTGCTGGTATCAGAATCTTCAAGTCAATGAACATTCCATTCTTTGGTAAGTTCGGTACAGCTTATGGTTCCGCATCCGCAACAAACCCCGGTGTAACAGACCCCGGAAACTCTGGTTCATTCGTATCAGAAGCAATGGGAGATCAGCAAGAAATCGCTGTTCCTACTGCTAACAACAATGCTAACGAAGGACAGAGAACCGTAAACGATTACGGTGAAGCGGCTAAGTTCAACAACTCTTGTGGATTAATCTTCCAGAAAGAAGCTGTTGGTCTTGTAGAAGCAATCGGACCACAAGTTCAAGTAACATCTGGCGACGTGTCAGTTATTTACCAAGGCGACGTAATCCTAGGAAGACTCGCAATGGGAGTAGCTCCATTAAACCCAGCTGCTGCTGTAGAATTAGTAGCCGGTACAGGTACATTATCTGGTGCAACTGCTGCTTTCTAAGTTTTATTTTTTATACGGGAGCTTCGGCTCCCTTTTTTTATTATGGCTTCCACAACTATTGACCTCGATACCGAACTATCCGCAGTAAATTCAATACTGGGAGCTATCGGACAGGCTCCGATAACACAGTTAAAGGACCCTACAACAGGTGCAATTACAAACGCAAACCCAGAGATACAATTTATATATAATTTATTAAAAGATGCTAGTGTAGACGTACAGTCAGAAGGCTGGCATTTTAATACAGAAAGTCATGTAGAATTTCAAGTAGATTCTACTACTAATAAAGTAGCTATTCCAGCAAACGTAGTTAGACTAGATTTACACGATAACTGGAGAAGTAGAACATATAACTTTGTTAGACGTGGGGGATTCTTGTATGATAAACAGACTCATACAGATCAGTTTCCTGACGTAGAAAAATTTATATTAGATGTTACAAGAATATATGAGTTTGAAGATTTACCACCAGTCTTTAGAAGACACATAACTTATAGAGCATCTAGAATGGCAGCTACTCAACTTGTAGCTAACCCACAACTCGTACAATTATTACAGACTCAAGAAGGTTTAAGTCGAGCTAGTCTTTTGGAGTACGAGTGCAATCAAGGTAATCATAGCATGTTTGGATTCCCAGAAGATACTGTGTATACCACATACCAACCATGGAGGAACTTACCAAGATAATGGCAGGCATAACACAAACTATAGCTAGTTTTAATCAAGGTATATCTGAACAGCCAGATCATTTAAAATTTCAAGGTCAGGTAAGAGACGTAGTTAACGCTATACCTGACGTAACCTACGGTCTATTTAAAAGACCGGGTGCAGCTAGAGTAGGTACAGCACCGTTAGCTAGTGTAGCGAGTGGTGGGGCTTGGTTTCATTACTTTCGTGACGAGAATGAAGGTGCATATGTTGGACAGATAGATGCGTCAGGTGCATTAAAAGTATGGAAAGCAAGCGGTGATAATGCTGGAGCCGCACAGAATATAACATATGGTACTGGTGGTCAAACAGCAATACAAAATTATTTAGCAACAAGTGACCCAGAAAACTTACAATTCCTTACTATCAACGATACTACCTTTGTTACAAATCGTGATACTAGCAACTCTAATACTTTAGTCGGTCAGACTGGTACTACATTTGATAGACCAGAAGCTCACTGTGCTATGATAGAATTACTTAGAACAGAAAATGGTAGACAATACGGTATTAATATATACGATAGCACTGCTACTTCTAGCAACCTCACTACTGTAAAACGAGCTACTAAAGTTAAAATTACAAATAATAACTATGATGAGTCAGACGGTACAGGACATTGCCCCGGTATAGGTACAGAAGTATTTGCTGTAACAGCCAAGGGTAGCTATGGATCATCAGAAAATATTACACATGTAAAAAATAGTGGAGGCACTACACTTACATCAGGTAAAGATAACTTAGTATTCCGCTGTACAGCTTTAGGTCAGCAAGGTGTTAGCCCTAACTATAATGCTAGCAGTAATGGACCGGGTGGTAGTAACTACAGATGTAGCTACAATCTAGAAGTAACTTTACTACATGGTGGTGAAGGATGGGATGTAGGAGATGTCGTAAGAGTAGTTCCAGCAGCCGCTGATGAAGCTGCTTCTGGCGATAGTCAAGCATACTTAGATATTACTGTAACAGAGATAGAAACTACACAAGTTAAAGCTACGCTTACAAATAATGGAGACGGATTAGTACGCCCATCACCTACGCCATTTGATGCAGATACAGCTGTAACTGCTGATACTATATTAGCTGGTATAACTGCACAGTTACCATCTGGTGTTACTGCTAAAGTTATAGGTCCGGGTATATATCTATCTAGTGCTAACCCGTTTAACGTCGAGATTGTAGAAGAAGATCTCATGAGAGTCTTTCAGAAATCAGTCAACGAAGTTACCTTACTACCTAATATGTGTAGACATGGGTACATAGTTAAAGTAGCTAATGCTAGGATGTCTGATGAAGATGATT